GCCCCTTTAATTAGGTGTTTTGTTTTATTTACCTGACTTTTGGATAATCTTTTCCGTGAATCATTATCTCTTTTATATATTCAAGCCTACCTATCATGGCGTCTATCGACTTAGGGTTATCGAACATAATATGAATTTCGTTTCCATCTGTTTTGTGTGGAGGGTTATTTTCGTCATATTCGCACGAGTGAAACGCCGGCAAGTCTTCAGCAGCTTTCGCAATTTTTAAACCGACATTATTTTTATCCCAGACAGTTGTAAAAATTCTAGTTAGACCGTCGCCAAACTGAACGCAAGGATGAGCGCATTCATCACCATCAAACGCAACCAACCCAACACCATATTTCTCAGCAATCATAATTAACACCCCATAAAAGTAGGTAAAAACTTAACACGCTTAACTGTAACAACCTTTTCACGATTGTTACTATCCTCAGCGATAACCCAGATAGGGCGATGACCTTGCTTTGAGCGACATTTAGCTAAGTCGCGCTCGATACTTTCTGCGAATGATTCCATTTTATTTCTCCAATTCTGCGAGCAGTTTATCAGCCATATCAACTGCGTGAGATGTTACTGTTTCACCATCAGCTTTGGATATTAAATCCATAAGCACTACATTTGACAGAATACTCTGCATAGCCATCGCTGCGAAGTGTTCGCGCTTTGTTAGTCCGATATCCTGATATTGATACTCTGGCTTGTGTGTAAACGGCATTGCTGGCATGTTTGCGTTTTTCATATCAATCTCCTTAGTAATTAAAGCGACTATACACCACTATTTCACCTGATGTGGTCTGACCAGTTACTTGTTAAACATCATCCCGTCTTGCTTCAATTTGTCAGCAAGCTTATCCAAACAATCAACAACACGTGAGTCGTCATTGCATTTCGTTATGCTCACCATCAAACCAAACATCTTATCGTCTTTGGTGGTATCTCTAAGCTTTCTAGCGCATCGTCTAATCGCTGCCGCTTGGCTCAACCCGTCAACTCTGGCTAATTGCCATGCGAGCATTAAAGTGGTCATGTCGCTAGTTATTGTGCTTACCTGTGCTTTCATTTTGTAGCCTTCTTCGGTTTACCGTTCGTATAAATCTCATCAATGCCAACGCTTTCAGTGATCCGAACGTAGCTACCAAATGGCGCTAGATAAAACATAATTTGTGGTTTGTTGTTGCCATTAATCGGTTGACCATCACCATCTAAAAACGCAATTCGACCACCCACTATTGGCATCAGTATTTGCGCATTCCTTTCCAGTTCGGTAAACCATCGCGTCGATGAGTCGTTGTTGAGTATTCCAGCAACTGCATAGCCCATTTCTGACCACTTGATGGCCTGCTTAACGAATGGAAGCGGGTTACTGTAAGGTGGGTTCATCCATGACAAATCATCGCCATGTATTGAGCCGTCGTGACTCATCAGCGTTTCATGGCTTAGAAAGTCACCTATGTGCGTTATGTAATTCTCACAAACATGACCCGCATCACTGGCGCATAAATCTAATGCAATTTTACCAAAACGATTCTCGATATAATCGATCACCTCTGGCGGCGTTCTCCACGTGTCATTTGCCATTCTCTTTACCCATTAAGTTAATTTAAACAATAATATTCATTAGACACGATTGTCATGGATGACAGCCAGCATCTTATTTATCATTTATCCAGATTAATAATATCAGCTACCTTTTCACATCCTTGTTGCTAGGCCAAAGCATATAACCATGACTAAAAGCTGTTCATCCCCGCGTCTAAAGGTCATTAACTGGTGATTAATTAAATTGTAAGGCATATTTGCGGATAGCTTGCTTAAGCTAAGGAAGTTAATCTCTTTGGGGAGATACAAAAAACAAAAGGGTACTTAGTACGTGACCTCATTTTGGCGAGGGGTGGAGTATTGGCATAAGAACCCCAATAAGACCACGAACTAAATACCCTTGCCAATCCTCGCTTTTTGCAGTCGCCAAACCGCTATAAAACAATTTAATTATACCGCCACCTAAGCGACAAAACAACTATACCAAACAATTTACACCAAAGTGGTCTGACCAGTGAATAGGCGCTATAATATGGAAAACTAACGGGGGCTAGTCATGGCTGTAGAATTTATTTTAGAGGATGGAGCTGGCGTTGATGATGCCAACACCTATCTATCACTGATTGACGCAAGGCAGATTGCAGAGAATTTTGGCCTAACACTGCCAGTTGATAACGATGAAGCGAGCGTCGCGCTAATCAAAGGTGCAGCATTCCTTGAGCGTTATCGATACAAAGGTAAAAAAGTGTCACCGACACAGGGCTTGCAATGGCCGCGAACAGGCGTTGATGCTGAATGCGTACTGATTCCATCTGACTCAGTGCCAAAGGATATTAAACAAGCTCAAGTTTACGCTGCTGCATACTCTGTTGATTCAGACTTAAGAGGCGCTAGTGATGGCCGTGAAGTTGCCAGGGAAAAGCTAGACGTGCTCGAAGTTGAGTATTTCAAAAATGGCAAATCTAACGAAGTCGTGACAATTCCAGAAGTAACAGACAGGCTGCGTGATTACATCGTATCAAGCAATCGCTCAGTAAGGATTTAGCATGGCTACTAGAGCAGGTTTTCAGCGGCTATCAGCAAAGCTACAGAATAGGACTTTCGGAGACTTTCAGCGCGACCTCGTACTGGCTAATGCTGGCGTTTACGATCCAATTACTGGTGGCGTTACAGGCGGCGACACGCAAACGCTAAAAGGCATTAGGCTGGCATATAATCAATCTGAAGTTGATGGACAGAATATTAAGCAGGGCGACTTTAAAATCATCTTGGTTAAGCAGGAGCTGACCATTGACGTTAGGCCTGATTCAACAAGCGCGGTTTATGATGGAGTACCTATTCACATCATGCCAACCAAAGACGATCCTGCTGATGCCGCGCTGATATTCCAGGCTAGGGAAAAGTAATGGCGGGTAAATACGAGAGCCTCTTATCAATCAAAGACGAATCATTTGATTTTATCGATAAATCGGCTAGGGCGATGTGCTTTAACATTCTGCGAGGCGTAGTTGTTGAGACGCCGCGTGACCAAGGCTTTGCATCTGCAAACTGGAATGTAACAACAAACAATCCTAGCGATGAGTTTAGCGAGTTAAAGACAAATGAAGGAGAGGCAATTAGAGCTGGCTCACTGAGTATTCAAGGATTCAGCGTTGAGCGAGACAAGCAGCTCTATATACAAAACTGGACTCCTTACATCGAACGGCTCAACCTAGGCTGGTCTAAGCAAGCTGGTTCATTCTACGTAGATAAAATAATAGCGAGGGTAGTCAATGGCTAATCCGCATTTAGAAAACGCAATGTTAGCACTGCAAAAGCATCTGGCCACAAACCTGCCAACAGGATTCGATATTAATTCCATTAAGTGGGAGACAGCATCCTGGACAAAGCCAGATAACTCCAATTGGGGCAGAGTTCAAACGGTATCAACAACAGATACAACATATGCTGGAGGCTGGTCTAGGTTTGAAGGCTTCTATGCTATCGACCTGTTTTTTGTATTGCCAGCAACAGGCAGTATAATAGGTGATGTAGGCAAGGCGCTTGATGATGTAACCAGAGCATTTACCAATCAGCACTTTGACGACGTAAGCACGTACAACTGTGAGAAAAATACGCTTGATGAAGATTCTACTCTCATCGGCAAACAAATTAGGGTAAATTTCAGCTACGAGGGTAGATTATGAGCACTACATTAACAACACGCACGGCTCGACAAGACGATTGGAGCTTTCACCTTTCACCACAAACGACACAGGACGCGATTGACGCGAATCCTGAGTTCTTTCAAGTTCACTTGCGCACTGGTGGGGTTGCGATTAACGCAGCAACCTATGAGCAATCTAGTGCCATCACTCCAAGCGGCCAGCCTCGCGACAACATCAAGACGGGTGAAGATTACACGGTCGAGATTGCGGCGGAAACCAATGCGCAGCAAGCTAAGTTATTTGGTGCAGCGCTTGAGTCTGACACCACTGACTTAAGTGTGACCGCAGCTACAATCTCAACAACCGCAACAGATATTATTGATTCAGGCGGAACTGCATTCACCAACTATGAGGTCGGCGACTTCTTTGTTGCGGCAGGCTTTGCTGATTCGCTTCTAAATGTCACATATCGAATCACGTCGAAAGCTGATAACGGCACGGTGACAGTAAGTCCATCACCTGTATCTGTAGAGGCCGCTGGCGCGACGGTAACGCTATCAAGCTTCAAGGCGTCACTAGGCAAGGCCCCTTGTTTATACGTTGGCCAGAACCGCGTTACAGACCTGTCACAAGCTACAGATATTGCCTATGAAACCTTTATTAACGGATTCATGACATCATACGGGATTAGCATTCCAGAGACTGGTATCATCACCTCTACCGCTAACATGGTGTTCGAGATTCTCAATCCTGGCTTGCTACCCATCGCTGGACAAACCGACCAAGCGCTAGACACAAGCGAAGTTGCAACAACACCGCTCTCGTCTGTATGGCTTGACGGCGTTAACGAGAATGACGAGTGCTTCCTTAAGTCGTTCGATCTAACTATCGATAACGGCTACACTGGGAACTCTGTTGCTCAATGTCTCCGCAAGCGACAGGGCAAGGCGATTCCAACCGTAGGAGGCTCGCTTTCAACTGTTATGTTTGTTGATGACACCTACAAGTGGAAGCGCTTAGTGGATGGAAATACGCCGTTCTCGCTAGATGTTGGCGTCGATTTAAAGGATGGTAAGGTGATGATCATCTCAATGGGTCGCGTTAAAGCTACTTCATGGAGTCCTGACGGTGATACAGCAATGGCTAATAGCATGGATTTCTCTTGCGAGAAAGACCGCACTACTGGCGTAGCAATCAGCATCTATACTAACTTTGCGTTCTAAAGTAAAAAGCCCCTTTAATTAGGGGCTTT